GCGTCCGAGCGGAGCATATCGCCCTTGTCGTAGACCCAGTAGGGTCCGCTGTTCTCATCGACCGCAACGATCGGGAACACGCGAGAAGCAACGAAGCCTGCGGCATCCTGCACGTAGGCAACGCTGATCGAGGTGAGAAGGTCTGACGCGGTCGCGTCACGAAGAGTTGCAATCGGCATAAGTTAGTCCTCCTTGTTGCCTTTGCTCAGGTCAGCTCGATGTCAACGTGCAGCGTGCCGCTGCCCTCAGCGAACGCGCCCGCGCCCGTCGCGCCCTCGATCGAGAGCAGCGCGCCCGGAGCGTAAGTGTTCGCGCCGGTGATCGCGCTCGCCTCCACCACCACACCGAGCGTGTTGGTGTTGGCCGAGGTCAGCCCGAGCACGCCGCCCGTGAGGTTCGTGGTGCCGATCTCAAGGTTGAGGTTCATGCCATCGCCCGTGGTGGTCGTCACAACCTGCGGGAAGTAGCGGAAGCCGACGATCCGGCCCGCGCCCGGGAGCGGGTAGCTGGTCACGAGATCGCCCGCGGGGATCGCGGTCAACGTCACGCCGAAGCTCAGCGTCACGCGCGAGAGAGGGCGACGAGAGAGCAGCGCGCTGAAGATCGCGCCGCTCGCCGCGCTCTCCAGCGCAGTGCCCACGATCGCGCCCGCGCCAGTCGAGGCAACGAGAGCGCCGTTCGCATCCACCGAGAGACGATCGCCGCGCACGATGGTGCCGCCCGCAACAGCCTTCGCGATGCCCTCGATCACGATCTCGCACGCCTCGCCCGCCTCGGGCTCGTTGCGCAGGATGCCGATGATCTGCTGCCCCGCCACGCTGGCGAGGACCGCGGTGTGATCCGCGCTCGCGCTCGCGACCATCCCGCGATACTGCCCCGTCGCGCTGTAGTTGGCCGCAGCGGCGAGGTGGCCCACGACAAAGTTAAGATTCTCGATCGCCATGATCAGACCTCCTCACGCGCCTGCGTGTAAAGCTCGGGAGCCTCACGCATCGCGATCACGATCGCCTTGCTCTTGCTCATCGAGTCGCGCTTCGCGATCTCGCCGACCTTCGCATCCCAAGCCGCACGCGCCGTGCTCGGGCCGCGCCCCGCGGCGCCGTGCTGCTTCAACAGCTCCGACGCGCGCACGCTCTCGTGCGCTGCCTTGAGCAGCGGACGCACCGCGCGGAGATCCGAGCCCTCGGGCGCGTCGTCGCACGCAACAAGCAGCTTGGCGACCTGCTCGGTCGAGATCCCGGGGACGGCCGCGAAGTCGCGATCCGCCTCGCCGAGATACTTTGCGATCTTCTCGCGGTGCCGGAGCGCATCGATCTCGGCGCGCGCCTTGGCAAGCGCAACGCGATCCGACTCGCGCGCCTTCTCGATCGCGGCAAGCCGCTTCATGTAGCCCTCGGGCTCCTTGCCATCGACAAGGGGCTTGCTCATCGGCTCGGGCATCATCGCCTCGATCTCGACGGACACGCCTTCCTTCTCGGGCTCGGGGCTCATCGGCTTTTCAGCCATCATCTTTGCGTGCTCAATCGCCGCCATGATCACGGCTCGCTGCTCTTCGGAGAGCGATGCCAGGATCTCATCCAGACTCATCTTCTTGACCTCCTGCCGCGGGGCATCGCTCGCCACCCGGCGCTTCGTGATGAGGATGCGCGGCGCAAAGCCCGCACCCTTGTCGACAAAGGCGACCTCTTCGATCTCGAGATCGAGAAGCGCGGTCGCCTCCTGTTTCGCGGTCGTGTTGTCACTCGGCACGGATCGCGCCCTCCACTGCAACGGGCTTGCGTGTTGCGCTTCCGCCGATACTGAACTCGCGGAAGTCACCCGCCTTGACGCGCTGCCAGACGGCGTCGTCGGTGACGTGAAAGCCGACCCACCACCCGGACGGACCGAGCGGGAGACCGAGCGCGGCGTACTTTTCTGGCGTCAGCACCACGCTCTCGATGAGCTGCGCCACGCCGCGGCGCCCGTGCATCTCGGACGCATCGCGCGACGTGATGACGTACTGGTACGCCGCGCGCTCCAGCTCTTCGACGGGGATGAGATCGCCTTGATGATCGATCACGGGGCGTCCCGCGGCATCGACCGCAACAGACGCCCACCCGAAGGCGAGTCGCTGTTCGGCGTCCACCTTGGCGACGCGCGCGCGGATCTCCCAGCTCACGTTCGGGACGCTGCAACAGCCCGCGTGTCAAGCGCAAGATATGTTGCGCCCGCCCAATGGGATCAAGGGTCCGCGACTTCGAGCAGATAGGCGATACGCTCATCGCCCCGAGCTCGCCACCTCTCGCGCTCGCGCTCTACAAGCCGGGCCGCGCTGCGCTTGTGGACGCTCATCCGCTCGCCGATCTCGGGCCAGGTGTGCCCCGCAACGCGCAACGCAACGGCCAACCGACGACGCTCCTCTTCGATCTCTCGCGGGTGTCGAGGCATCTCAGCTCTCCTCTCTGTTGCGCGTGCTCCGCGGGTGATCCTCAGGGAGCAGGTCGTTGTCTCCGATGTACCGCTCATTCTCCGGCTTGCCCGTGCGCAGGATGTCGAGGAACGCATTGACGCGCGCCATGGCCCACTGTTGCCTCGTCATGCCCGGGCGATGCGAGACGCTGAACGCGCCCGCCCCGCGGCGCCACACGGCGCGCAGCATCCCCATCGTTGCTTGCTTCGAGCGCGCGTCACCCACCTCTTCGTTGTGCCGCTCCAGTGCGTTGCGAATTGCGTTCTCGGCGGGCTCGTCAAGCTCGATGTCTCGCCCTGCGCCCGCGCCCGCGGCACTGCCCTCCGGGTTCACGTCCGACCCGGTGATCTGATCTTCCTTCGGCGCTGGCGCATCTGCCTTGCTCATCGCCTCTTCATCGCGCGCGTCCATCTGCTCGGCCACCTTGCTTGCCCACGCAAGCCCGGCATCGCCGCCCCACAACTGCCACGCGATGTATCCGTTGCTCGGGGGCATCTCGGTCCCGTCGCCGCGGTTCTGCGCGTGGCGTGCGAAGAATGACACCATGCGGCGCACGGTATCCGGGCTCATGTCTGCGCCCCGCGCAAGGTCTCTTGCGCGCGCGATGCCGACTGCGGTGCCGCCGCGCCCGTACTCGCGTCGGAGATCGAGCCCGCGTTGCGCGGCGTCTCGCGCGCCCTCGGGCGGGCTGAAGTCAATGTCCGCGTAGCGACCCTCGGCTTTGCCGACGGTGCTCGCCTCGGGTGCGGGCGTCGGCGAGAAGCCTCGACCCACCGAGCCCATGACCTGCTCGGCTCGACCTGCGTCGAGGTTGAAGAATGCGGAGAGCATCCCGAGCGCGGCATCGCGCGGGAGCTGCCCCGCCGCGACCTGTTGAACGATCCCGAGCGCCGCTTGAACCTGCGCACCGTTGAGCGCGGTGTCTGCTGCGTTGACCTCGGGCGCAACCGGCGTTGCGGTCTCGGGCTGCACGTCGATCGCCTCGGGTGGTGCTTCGAGCGCGGGCATCGCAGGCGTTAGCATCGCCTCGGGCATCGCACCGGGCAACAGCTCCGGGCGCCCGAGCGCGCGACCCGCGTTCGGCGCGCGCGATGGCAAGCCGTAGCGGTCGCGATACCAGTCCTCGTCATCATCGGTCCACGTCAGTCCACCCGCGCTCACCATGCTCGCGAACGCGGCGCTCGCTTCGGCGATCTGCGGCGTCTCAACATCACCGTGGGTGAGGTGCGGCAGCGCGTTGATCGGGAAGCCGTTGAGCCGCGCGAGCCGCGGGATCGCAACGGTCGAAAACACGTCGGAGATCGACTTGAGCAACGCGCCGATCGCCATCGTGAGCACGTCGGTCTTGCTGTCCCCGAGCGCGCGCGAACCACTCGACGAGAAGCCAAGCTGTTGCAGCTCAGCGAGCAACGCCATGCCGATGTTGGCCTGGTGCCGCTTGATCGTGGCGTCGAGCCCGCCGTCGTTCTTGCCGCTCGCGCTCAACAGCTTGAACTCGAATCCGGTCTCGTTGCCCCGCGAGTCTCGAGCCCCGGGGAACACAACACCCGCGGCGCTGTCCTGCCGCACGTTGCGCACGAGATCCTTCGCCATGCTCACCATCGCGCGTTCGGCGGGCGTTGCGTTCGGCGAAAGGGCGTCGGGCGGCACAAGCGCAACAGGCAAGCCCGCTGCGTTGCGCTCGTGTCCGATCGCCTCGACCTCTTCGAGTCGCGTGAGCATATACCAGGGGCGGTACGCGCTGCGCAGCACGCTCCGGCCCTCGGGGCTGTTCTTCCACTGCCTCACGCGGAAGAGGAGACACTTGTCGAGCGGGAGCACGCGCGTCGTGCCTTCGGTCTCGACGCGCTGAACCATGTGCGTCACGCGGCCGGACTCATCGAAGATCCATTGATCGCGGGAGTCCTGCGAGCGGATCGCGAAGTCCTGCCATCCCCAATGCCCATCGTCAAAGCGGGAGTTGAACGGCCCTCCGTCGACACGACGACGGATGCGGTACAGCTCTTCGATGAGCGCCCACCCGTACACCGGGAGCGAGCCGATCAACTCCGCGACCGTCTGATCAAAGGGCGTTGCGAGATCTTCGAACAGCGCGCCATCGAACCAGTCGCGCAGATCGCGCGCCTCGCGTGAGTCGGTGTGCCACGTCTCGACGCGCCACTCGACTTGGCGCACGAGCGTTTCGATCAAGAACAGCGCGGCGCCCACGGTCGGGTTGTTCTCGGCCATCTCGCGATAGACCTTGTCCGCGAGACGACCGCGAAGGTCCGGGTGCCACTCTTCGTATAGGTACCCGCTGTATTCCTTGAGGCCCGTCGCGCCGATCTCGCGCAACAGCTCCGGCGCCATCTCGGGCGCGCGCTTGCTGAACTTGCCGCCTTGATCGCGGTTGTTCTTTCGCTCGGTCGTCATCACGTCACCTCGTCTCTCAGCGCCCTTCGAGCGCGCGTGCTTGCAACTGCGGGAGCGCCGCACCGATCACGGGGATCGTGGTGCAGCGGCATCGGATGATCTCACCAGCGGGCCCCTCGGGGTCGCCGGGGAAGCGGAGCTTGACCCCGCTCGGAAGCTCGAAACGCTGGCCTAGCTTGATCGTTTTGCCGTCCATCAAGTCGTGACGGCGCGGCCAGATCGGCGCCTTGAAGGCGACCCACTGCACCTCTTCGATCTCCAGCTCTTCATACTGCGCGGCGTGTCCGACGTTCTCAGCGATAGATAGCTCGGTGCGCGCGATCATGCTCGACCGCTCCCAGCTCATTTCATACGCGCCCTCAAGCTCTCGCTTGATCTGCACCGCAAGCTCTCGGTTGTTCGGCTCGATCGCCGCGGCCCGGGCTTCGTTGAGGATGCGCTCGATCTTCTCGGAGACCCCGCGTTGCGTCGCGCGCAAGATCTCTTTCGCGTGCTCGTCAGCGATGCGCTCGATCCCCTTGAACTCCTTGAGCGGCACGAGGCGCCCCGCGCCCCCGAGACGCAACGAGCCTTCGATGATCTTCGTCGTGCGCCCCGCGGCCGACTGCGCTTGCACGCCGCCGAACTTGACGAGCAGGTCGAAGAGCTCCTTGAGCAACGCCTCCTCGGTGATCGGCTCGGCCTTCGCGATCAACGCAACGGGCCCGCTGCGATCGAGGCGCCGCAACAGCGTTGCGCGGTAGCGCGCGAGCAACGCCTGGATCTGGCGCCCCATCGCGCGCGCGCGTGTCTCGATCGCGCCCTGCACCGAGTCGAGTCGTCGCTGGCGAGAGATCATCGACGCGCCCTCCATTGGCTGCGCTGATACAGATCCGAGAGCCCGAGATCTACGCCGCCCGCGGAGAGGACGGGCGCGAGCGCGAGGCACGCGGCATCGAAGTCGTCGGGGCTTCGTCCGATGCGACGGCGCAGCTCGTCTTTGCTCTCGACCTTGCGACGCCCGTGCGAGTCGATCGACCAGCGGATGCTTGAGGCTTGCGAGATCAACGCGCGGTCGCGGGTGCCGTCGATCTCGAGATCGCCAAGCCCGTGCGGGTCGGCGTGATCCCGGAAGATCCACGCGAGCTCTGCTCGGAGGTTCGCGAAGCGCGTGCGGTCGGTCGCCGCTTCAGCGACGTTGATTGCGCGCACCGGCTCACCCAGCTCTCGGAGACGTTGCGCGACCCCATCACCGATGCCGATCGCGTCGACGTGGATC